GTCGTCGGAACCCGGTACCACCCAAAGGACCTGTACGGCACCCTCCGGGATATGACCGAGGATGTGTTTGATAAAGATGGGGAAGTCACTGAGCGCCGCCTTGTGTACTCTGTGTTCGAGAGGACAGTCGAGGACAAAGGGGATGGCACCGGGAACTTCCTCTGGCCCAGACAACAACGTAAAGACGGGAAGTGGTTCGGCTTTAACCGGGAGATCCTGGCCCGTAAGCGCGCGCAGTACCTTGATAAGACTCAGTTCAGAGCCCAGTACTACAATGATCCGAACGATGCTTCTGAGGCCAAGATATCAAGGAGCCAGTTCCAGTATTACGACAAGAAGTTCCTGACACAGAACCACGGGTACTGGTTCTTCAATAACCGTCGCCTGAACGTGTACGCAGCGATTGACTTCGCCTTCACAACGAACAAGAAATCTGACTTCACTGCTATCGTCGTGATCGGGATTGACTGTGACGGGATGATTTACGTCCTTGACATCTCTCGCTTTAAGACCTCCAAGATCTCTGATTATTACAAAGAGATCCTTGATCTGCTGGTCAAGTGGGGGTTCAGGAAGATCCGGGCCGAGGTCACTGCGGCTCAGGAAGTCATCGTCAAGGACTTGAAAGATAACTACATCCGGCCTAATGGTCTCTCCTTAGCCGTCGACGAGCATCGCCCGACCCGGGCCCAGGGTGCCAAGGAAGAGCGGATGGCCGCGATCCTGGAGCCCCGGTACACTAACCAGTCCATCATGCACTTCCGTGGAGGGAACTGTGAACTCCTGGAAGAGGAGCTTGTCCTGCAGAACCCTGCGCATGACGACATCAAGGACTGCCTGGCATCAGTGATTGAGATTGCCATTCCACCGGTCGGGCACCGAGAGCGCGCCCCCGGGTCTGTCCTCGGGCCCAATGTCTCCTTCCACCCCCGCTTCGGTGGTGTAAAATAACACTTGACATCTTTTTAACAATGTGGTATAATAACACCGATGAGCTCACAACAGACCAGAACCCTCGATGTTCAGACCCTTATGGGCCCAGAGTCGTTAGCAAAAGCGATTGCTAACAACTTTGTCCAGTGGCATTCCATGCGTTCTCAATGGCTTCGTGGTGTGAATGAAGTCCGGAACTACGTCTTCGCCACCTCTACCCGGACTACGTCGAACTCCCAGTTGCCCTGGAAGAACTCGACCACCATTCCGAAGCTCTGCCAGATTCGCGACAATCTTCATGCGAATTACATGGCTGCCCTGTTCCCGAACGCTGACTGGCTTGAGTGGGAAGGTGCGAACAAGGATGCCGTCGCTGCCTCTAAGGCGCGCGTGATCGAGTCCTACATGGAGAACAAGCTGAACGCCTCGGGCTTCGAGGACACAGTCGAACGCCTCCTCCTGGACTGGATCGATACAGGGAATTGTTTTGCTACCGCTGATTACGTCACCGGGAACCGGACCTCCAAGGACGGCGTCCAGACTCCCGGGTACACCGGGCCCAAGGCACTGCGAATCTCTCCGTTCGACATTGTCTTCAATCCGACGGCTGTTGACTTCGAGTCCACGCCTAAGATCATCAGGACCCTTCGCTCCCTCGGGGAGTTAAAGAAAGACCTGATGAACAACCCGGATGACAAGGCCGCGGCTCAGGCTTTTGATAAAATGATCAATGCCCGGACGAACGCCAAGGGGAATGTCCTGACTGACACCCTGAAGGACGGCGGGTACCAGGTTGACGGATTCGGATCCTGGTCGGATTACCTGAACTCTGACACTGTCGAGATCCTGACGTTTTACGGGGATCTCTTTGACATGGAAACCGGGACCCTGTACGAGAACCACATCATCTCGGTCTGTGACCGGTCGTACGTCCTTGAGAAGAAGCCGAACCCCTCGTGGCTTGGGAAGGATATGTTCTTCCACCACGGCTGGCGCAAACGGCCTGATAACATTTACGCGATGGGCCCTCTGGATAACCTGGTCGGTATGCAGTACCGTATTGACCACCTGGAGAACCTGAAGGCCGATGCCTTCGACATGATCGCCTTCCCCGTGATTACTGTCACTGGCGAGTGCGAGCATTTTGATTACAAACCTGGCGAGAAAATCTTTCTTGGAGACAATGGAAGTGTCCAATTTCTTCATCCGGATACTGCTGCTCTGGCTGCTGATAACCAAATCGGACTCCTGGAAATGAAGATGGAGCAGATGGCCGGGTCTCCGAAAGAGGCCATGGGCATCCGCACCCCGGGTGAGAAAACTGCGTACGAAGTCCAGCAACTCGAATCAGCCGCTGGTAGGATGTTCCAGAACAAGGTCCTGTCCTTTGAGCGGGAGTTCTTGACGAAGCTCCTGAACGGTATGCTTGAGGTCGGCCGCCGCTCTATGACTACCCCCGAGGACATCAAGGTCATGTCTTCTGATATCGACGTGGCAATCTTCCAGACGGTGAACAAGGATGACCTTCACGCCTCTGGTAAAATTTATCCAGTCGGTGCTTCGCACTTTGCCAAGCGCGCGAATTACATCCAGAACCTGACCCAGTTCATGAACACCATCGGGGCTGATCCCCAGGTCAAGGTTCACCTCTCGGGCAAGGCCCTGGCACAGACCATCGAGACGATTCTTGATGAAGACAAGTTCACGATTTACGGAGAGAACATCCGGATCTTCGAGGCAATGGAGACCCAGCGCCTTCAACAATCAGGAGAAGAAGAGGTAGCAGTGGAGGGTCAGACCGATGGGCTCCATTCATAAGATTTCAACAGACTGGACCAAGCATCTCAGGGACGAAGAAGAACGCAAGCGCTTCGCGGAGATCGTCAAAGGTTCCAGCCTGGTACTCGATCAACTGGCAAGTATACTGGAAAAGAAACTCCAGGCCAGGGTAGTCTTCGGAGAGGAAGACTTTAAAAATCCTTCCTGGGCGTATGAAGCTGCAGACAGAAACGGCTACATCCGCGCACTCAAAGAAACCATTAAAATTTTAAGAGGCGTTGACCATGACGACAGAGGCAGTTAAGACCGAGACTGTGTTCACATCCGCTGAAGCGGCGACACCCGCAGAAGCAAAATCCCCTTCGACTGTTGACGAACTGGTCGGCCAAGGTAAAAAGTTCAAAGACCTTGACGCACTGGCTAAGTCAAAACTTGAGGCAGACAAATTTATCGAGAGGCTGCTTCAGGAGAAAGAGGAGATCAAACGAGAACTCGATTCACGCATTAAGGCTGCTGAGGCCCTGGAGGCTGCGCGTAACCAGTCGCGCCAGTCGGAACCCGAGCGTACCGCTCCTGAGTTCGACCCTGCCAGTATCTCAGAGATTGTTCGTCAAGAACTTTCTGAAGCCGAGAGGGCTAAGACGTTTAAGGAAAACGTCCTGTCTGCCCAGGATGCTCTGATCAAGTTCACCGGTTCCCGCGAGGCCGCGACGAAGTACGTCGAGGACAAAGCCCAGGAACTTGGTGTACAGAAGGAGTGGCTCCTGGATATGGCCGGCCGTTCACCCAAGGCGCTCTTGAATACTCTCGGGGTCCAGTCAGAGACAAAGCCGGGAGTACCTTCCCCGGTTGTGCCTAAGAGCTCGATTAACACGGAAGCGGACAAGAGCATCACTAAGCAGCCGACAACCAAGGCGCATTTTGATGAAATACGTAGAACAAACCCCTCTATGTACTGGTCCCCTAAAGTGCAGCAAGAGATCTTCAAGTTGCAAAAAGAAGGCCGCTACACTTAACATTAGGAGACAATTATGTCTGGTCACTCTACTGGCAATGGCGATCATCTCATCCGTTCCGAGATCTGGTCGTCTCAGCTGAAAGACGTCCTCCAGGACGAACTCATGGCAACCAAGTACGTTAACTGGTTGAGCGAGTTCCCTGACGGGGACACCTTCACCATCCCTTCGATTGGCGATATGCAAGTCCGGGATTATGAAGAAGATACCTCTGTGAAGTACGATGCGATGGACACTGGCGAGTTCCAGTTCCAGATCACTGAGTACCTCCAGTCTGGTACGTACATCACGAACAAGATGAAACAAGATGCGTTCTACATGAACCAGCTGGTTTCCTCGTTCGTACCGAAACAAGCGCGCGCCATCCAGGTTCGCCTTGAGACGGACATCCTGAACCTGTCGGCTTCGCAAACTGCTGGTAACGTGAACGCGATCAACGGTGCTGATCACCGCTTCGTGGCCACGGGTACTAACGAAGTCATCACGGCTGCAGATTTCGCTAAGGCTCGTTACGCCCTCAAGAAGGCGAACGTTCCTGACACGAACCTGATCGCAATCGTGGATCCGTCAGTTGAGTACACTCTGAATACTCTG